CAAATATCAGCTCCTATTGTAGAACTAAATCCATTATTTATTTGTTCTTTAGTTAGATAATCATTAAGATTTATAGATGATTCCACATACTCACCATCAACACCTGCGATAACTTGGTCGCCATGTCTATGGTCTACATTTGTTCCTGTCCAAGAACCATCTGTAAAGTTCGGACTTAGTAAGTTGTCTGTTGTCTGGTCGTATGCTTGAACTGCCCAGACCATCAAGAATAGAATTAATAATAAGTAAAAATATTTAATCATCTCCGTACAAGCCCTCATAGCTTGTATTTATCTTTTGAAATACTGGCTTACCAGCATCTATAAGTTCTCTCTTTCTTAGCTTCTCAATATACTTTTCATAGTCAGGTCTTTCTATATCATACTTCTTCCACTGTGCTTGAGCCTCACCAGCTATCTTGCCTTCAAAAGGGCAAGGTGTGCCAGCATGTTCCATAGCTGAGAACACTCTGTCATCCTGACAAAGAATTGCGATTGATGCAACTCGCATATTGTAATCATAAAGAAGCTTTGATAGTTTCATTCTTTCACAGTTCGTATCAGTTACATAAGTGCCCCCAGCTACACCGAAGCCTGTTACTTGCACACTACCTGACAGACCTACGATGCAAAGGTCTTGCGAATAGCTACTCATGCTAGGTGCTATTGCTGCATTTACGGGTATTTTTTGTGTTTTAGTGCTATTAGTAGTTGTGTTAGTGGTGGTGTTGGTCTGCCCACCTGAATAGCTGTTGGTTGTGTTTGATGTGTAGCCACCACTAATGCTAGTGTTAGAGCCACTTGTATTGTTTTGTGTTACAGTTGCATTTGCTGAAGCTCCAATAAAAATTAAAATTAATATTAAGCATAATACTAATAAGCTACTCTTCATTCCTTATTTTATTAAGTTCTTCAGCTAGAGAATCGTTCTCCTTGTTTTGAATTCTGTATTTCCAATCTTTAATTTTTTGTTCCTTCTTTTTTTCATGTTCAAGTATTGCTACTTTATCTTTTAAGCTTGAGACTTGCTGTTCTAATTTACCTACCTTTCGCTTTTGCATATACTCTTGCAGAGCAGCAAATCCCTTGCTTAATAAACTTGTTACTATAGAAGAAACAATCTTGCTTATCATTAGTCTTTCTTCTCTTTTAGTATCATAGAAATTACAGCAGCTACAGATGCTAGTGCTGTAGAAATTGTAGTCCATTGTTCTGAACTTACACCAAAAGCTATCATAATTGCTGATAATCCAGCATAAGTTGATGGCTCTTTTAATCTATCTAATATTGTCCACATAATACTCTCCTTTATATAAATTTTACCTACTCTTGCCAAAAAACTAAAGACATAGGAAATTCTTCATCACCACTCTGTTGAGTTGTGCTGTTTCTGCCTTTATACTGCACATAAGTGCTTGCCATAGTATAAAGTGTAATGTTTCTCATTCTATTGTCTCCTTGACCACCACCAGCTCTAAAGCCCCAAGTAGCCCCATAAGTTCCAGAAAAGACAATTGAAAAGTTTGTTTGATATTTACCAAAACCTATATCTGATACAGAGGTTATATTATATTGACTGCCTACCATTGTAGCGGCAGCATCATGGTTTACCCAAGCTCTTGGTATATTGGTAATTGTTGGTGCAGTAGCATCTTGATTTGCAAATGATTTAAAATTAGACATAAGCAAATTCATTTTGCTTGATGTTAAAACTTCACCACTAGAAAAAGACAAAGCTGTAAAAGCCATTATGAAACTCCCGTTTCGTTTCTTTCAAAGAATACTGCCGTTGCACTAATTGGCACATTATAAGAATCTTGTGTATTGTTAAAAAAATGATGCATAACAGGAAAGTAAGTATAAGGTGCTGTACCAATGTTAAAGAAAGGCATAGAATAAACAAATTGATTGTCGGATTGTGTAGTATCATGAGCATTTCCTAGTGCATATATAGAAGGTAAATTCACAGAGTTTACTGTAACCATTGAATATGTGAATGTAAAATTAATGTTATATGAGCCTGCGAAGTTTTGAGTTACAGAACTAACTCCATCTGAAAAGTTTATAGTTGTTCCTGAATAATTTAATATTGCTTTTGCTCTGTTAAATGTTGGAGTTACACCTGTCTCTTTATTTGCAAATGCAGTGAAGTTAGATTGCACTGCTGACATTGCACTATCTGTTAATGTGTCTCCAAACTGAAACGATACATTCTCAAAGCCCATCTGTTGCCCATGTCATTACAACTCCAGCTTCAGCTAAGAACGGGTCAGTATCGCCTGGTTCTGATGCTCTAGCATAGACTGTAATGCTTCCTCCTGATTTTGATTGACATGCAAATTGATAGTTTTCACTAGCTTCTCCGCCATCTTTTGCCATTTGAAAATTAGCACAATAATTTTCTGTAGAGTAAGAATTAGTCCAATTAATTTGATATGTTCCATAAGCTGCATATACAACCGAAGATACACCAACACTCATAAACTGATACATTGCTCCAAGTCCGCTAAAATAGCAAACCTTAATCCCTTGTCCAAACAAGTTGTATTCTGATGAATCTCCTTGTGCTATAGCATCAAAATTGCCTTGTAGCTGATTCAATTGAGTAGATGTGAGTTTAGCTCCAAAAGCAAAATTTATATCTGTAAATGCCATGAGATTATGCTAACACAGACACAGTATTATTCAAAGTTCCTAAATCTGGGTCATCTAACTCAAATACTGTAACATTGGATATTGCTATTCCATGACCAACTGAAAGGTCTAATGTCATTGTGTTGTTTTCCATATCGATAGTATTACCAATTAAAGTATATGGTTGGTCGGTTAATCCTATTTCTTCAATATTTACATAGAACAAATCACCTAATTGTTGTTGCATATATTTGAGTGGTGTTTTGATTTCAAGTGCAACCTCTGGCTCTTTTCTTCTGAATACAATTCTATCGCCTAAGTTTGCTGCTCCTGCTGTATCTACATACCAAATAAGATTAGATGTTGGTTGTTTTCTAATTACATTATAAGAGTTTATAGATGCTGTGTTATCTCTAGTTACTGTTGATGCTGGTCCAATAATAGCATTAGACTGAACACTAAATGATATAGGTACACTGTATCTGTTACACATATCATAAGCATCACCTTTAGCTTCAAACGAGATAATATCGCTAGCAGAAACAACTGCACTAAAGCTGTTTGTTCCTACTAAGTTTCTTCTAAAGTAAACCTTGTTATTAGCTTCTACATAGATTGCTGAATCAGTTATCTCGGCTATACCTTGTAATGCCTGAACATAGTTTGTACCATACGGGAAGAATCCTTGTACGACTATTGATTCTGAGCCAAATGTGTTCTTCCATTGTACCCATGATTCATAATCTATATTTGCATTAGAGGCATCAGTAGTGCTATCAAGTCCTGCACCATAAGAATTAGTTGTTAAAATATCAAATGTTAAATCAGCAGGATTCCAATTAGAGTTTATAAAACTTGCACCTTGCTGTGATGTAGTATCTGTAGATACAAATACTTGAGACAAGATGTCCATTTGATTTTTAAAGTTTAGTCTTACAGTTGAATTATTATAAGCAGCATTAATAAGAAAACCTTTACCAACACATCCAAAGTCTGCAAAAGAAGGATTATATTGATAACCAAATGATAACTCACCTGAGCTTCTAAAATTGGTTCTGTTTTGAATTACATCGTTCATAATTTGTGATGCATTTTCTATAGTTATGGTGAATGGCTTACCAACAACATCTGCATAAGCTTTTGAGATTGCGGGGAATCTAGTAACCCTATCACTAAATACTGAATCATTAAATGTAAACTGTTTTACTATTGAACGAGGATTTGTAGATTGTTGCTCATTTAAGAAGAATGGTGTTAGTTCGTGTCCTAATCTACATTTGCTTTCTACAATAGTTCCTACTATCATAGAGCCAACTTCTGTTTCTAAATCTACTCCAGTAGGTAAAGCACCACGACTAAATGCTAAACTTCCAACTGCTGTTTCAAAATCAACACCTGTTAATACGATATCTTCAGATGTTGTTAAGAATAAAGAAAATGAGCCAACTGAAGTTTCAAAGTCTACTCCTGTTGGGCTTAGTCCTTCAAAAGATGTTGCAAGTGTAAAGCTACCAACTGTTGTTTCAAAATCTACACCATCTGGCAGTAATCCAGCGACACCAATTAATCCATAATTGTTATAAGGATTTTTATGCCAGTAGCCTAACTTTACAGTTTTATGTTCTTTTGGAAGATTGTAATAGTGTCCAAACTCCTCTAATCCAGGAGTTCGCTGCTTCTTATCCTTTGGTATTAAATGATAAGTTGATTGAGCTCTATATGTACCAATGAAACTTCCAAGCATAGTTTAATTATATACTATGATTTAGAATTGTGTTATTTCAAAAGGGATAGTTGGGAATGTTCCTGAGCTACCTACTACTGTTATGCTAAAACCTTTATTTGTATGCATTGGTGGTTGAAAGAACATTGGCTCAGTTTGAGCACCAGAGAAATTATCTTGGGTTACAGTGATATTGCCAGAAGCTACGATTGTGCAGTTGTTAACATTAATGTTTATATTAGCTCCAGATACCATTGGAGTTAAATCTATAAGTGCAGAATAGATACCTGCTGTTGCAGTAGAAAAAACTGTTGTTGTTCCACCTACTGATGATACTGCGAAAGCTCCTGTTGCTACTACTGTTTGTGCCATTACTTATCTCCTAAATCATTATCCCATATAACCTTTAATTCTTCAACTGTAGAAGCTGAATCAATCTCTGGTTTAGCAGGAAAATCTCTTAATTTATTTTTAGTGTCTACTATTGCAGAAGTATCTTCTCCTGCTTCTTGTGCTCTCATATATTGAATATCTAGTTCTGCAAGTTTTGGTCTTCTAGCCATTCTTATTTTATCTCTCCAGACATCTCGGGCTTTTTCCATATCTATTGTTGGATTCATGTCTGCATCACAAGACCAAGCATTTCTAAATTCATTATCAAGAGAATCAAGGTCAGTATTTTCTATAATTCTTGCACCTTCTGGACAATCTTTTGCAGCTATTTGTTCAACTGTTAGTCCACAGTTTTGTGCAGGTACACATACTGCCATGATTCCATTTTCTTGATTATAAATAATAACTTTACTCATACTTAACTCGGTTTAGGATATGTAGATTTTACCTCAGCAATGTGGTCTTTCCAAGTTGTTGTACCATCAACACTATCGTGATACTGCATATCAAGTTGTTCTTCAAGTGGTTTATATGCTTTTGCTCTATCTCTTTGATATTGCTTTGCATCATAATCTGCTTGAAGCTCTGCTTGTTTTGCAGTTATCTGGTCATTGGTAATATCATTTGGATTACCATCATGCCATGTAATACCATCCAAACTTTCTCCAGTAACACTTACTTGTGCATTTGGGTCTAAAGCTAAAATTGCCGATATTATATCTGCCATAATTTATCTCCTTTTATCCTGCTATCTCCATTACTGTAATCACAGATGTAAATCTACCTGTTATAGCACTATCTCCATCATTTTCTACACCCCTATTAACATATGCTGTACCAGCACCCTCTGTAAAAATTTGCAGCTTATATGTGGTTGCACTTGTAGTACTTGGTGAATCTAAAAAATTTATTGCATAGTCAAATGTTGGGTCATTTGCTGATGCTCCCCATTGTCCACCTGTGGTTGCTCTTGTTCTATTACTCGCTGAATCATGAATACAAATTTCAGTTGAATCTCTTAATAAAAATATGGGGTAAAGATATGGTGCTGTTCTGTTTAAACCAATGTTTATTCTACCTGTAATTAAAACCTTATTAGAGGATGAACTTGGTGTTATTGCAACAGATAATCCTGTAACATCAACTTTTGTTCCAGAAGTTGTGCTAAATGTATCTGTTTTTGTTGCTGATAAAACCTGTAAAACTTTACCTGCTGTAATCGTTTCTGAAGCACCTAAGTCTATTGCTGTACCATTTACAGTAAGACTGTCATTTTCTAATTTTGCATTGGTAACAGCAGCATCAACTAATTTAGCTGTTGTTATTGTTCCATCTTCTATTCTACTTATTCTTCCTGCTACTGGCATTATTCACCACCACCATTATCTATAACTGAATTTCCAGCAGCAATCCATTCTTGGATGTCACGATAATCACTATTGTCTGAATCTAATGGAACATGACTAGTTTTACCATTATCAA